AGACTTTGATGAAGTCTGGCGACATTCTTGGCGCACAGAAACTTATTTTGGCAGAAGTTGAGGCACAGGTTGGTGGTACTGCTGCAGCATCCGCTACTGGTTTCGACAGAATGAGGGTTGCGGTTGGCAATGTCGCCGAAGAATTTGGTGCGATCCTTATCCCGTACATTGAACGCTTTGCCAATTTCGTGATCAATAGCGTGGTTCCTTACATGCAACGACTTGCCGAGGTTGCAGGCAAAGAGGGTATTGGCGGTGTGATCAGAACACTTGCTGGTGATTTTCTGAACATGACTACGAACATGGGTGCGGTGGGCAACACAATCTTGGGTCTTGTGACTGGTTTTGTGATGTTGAAGGCTGCTGCCCTTGCGTTCAGTGTTGCGCAATCTGCAGCGACGATTGCTGTGACCGCATTTGGTGTGGCGTGGAATGCAACTGGAATTGGTTTGGTTGCTGCAGCGATCGCAGCAGTGGTTATTGGTCTGATTGCTTTGTATGTGAAGTTTGAGGGCGTGCGAAAAGTCGTGAACCTTGTTGGCACGGCACTGAAGTTTGTGTTCGTTACGATCGCAAAGTCGGTTTTCAATGTCTTTGCTACTGCGATCAATGCACTTATTCTTGCTCCAATAAATGCCGTTTTATGGGTGTTGAAAAAGTTTGGTGCAGATGTAGAAACTGTTGGTTTCATTTCGATGCAGTCGTTTGACATGATGGGCGACGCTGCTGAAGAAGCAGCAAAGCGTATGTCTGCAGCACAGAAAAAGGCAGGCAGACCATTCGAGCAATTGGTTGGTGATTATCGAGGCGAAATGCCCAAGTTGGTCAAAGCAACCAATGACTCGTTTGTGGGTACGGGTGGTGCAGGCAAGGCAGTCGAAACTGCTAAGGAAAAACTAAAGAAATTCATTGATGCACTCAAAGGTGTTACTGGTGCGCAGCGTTCGTACCGTGACGCAATGAAAGGCATTACAAAGGCGAACGAAGACTTGACGGTTGCGAATGATCGTCTGGCGAAGGCACAGGAAAACTTTAGGCAAGTTGTCGCTGGTTTTGGTATCGATAGCAGACAGGGTCGTGCGCAGCGTCAGGTCGTGGTTCAGGCGCAGCGTGCGCTTGAACGGGCAGGATACGGGGTCGAAGAAGCGGTGTTCGCTGTTGCGCAAGCAGAACAAGAACTTGCCGAAATCCGTCTTGATCCAGACGCAAACGCCACTGCCATTCGTCAGGCTGAAATCGATCTGGCTGAGGCAAAGTTGCGTGTTCAGGAAGCAACGGATTCGCAGGCTGAGGCGACACAAGAACTTGCTGATGCACAAAGTCGCTTGGATGAGGTTGTCAATGGTGCCAAGGAAGGTTCGCAGGCGTACAAAGACGCACTTGATGAATTGAAAGAGGCGCAGAAGGCGCAACAGGATGCCATTGACGCTGTAACGGATGCTTACGAGCGTCAGCGTGATGCAGTCGATGCCTTGCGTGAGGCTGAGGAAAAGTTGGCTGAATTGCGCAAAACAACGCCAGACAAAATTGAGTCAAAAGCGAACAAGATGCTAAATACGCCACTAAACATTGCTTCGCCAAACATGGAACTTCCCGACAATGTTTTCACTTCTGCTAGGCGAAACGCCATGCTGGATGCAATTCCTGCTTTTGCTGCTGGCGGTCTTGTCACTTCACCGACGATCGGGTTGATTGGTGAGGCAGGTGCTGAAGCGGTGGTTCCGTTGGATCGTCTTGAGTCTGGGATGAACATCACGCTGAACATCAACGCTGGTATGGGCACTGATGCTGCTGCGTTGGGTGATGAGATTGTAAATGTGTTGCAGCGCTACAACCGTAGGAATGGTGCACTTCCGTTGAAGGTGGCTTGACATGGCAACAACGATGCCGTGGGGAGAAGAGATCACTGTTCTCATGGAGTTGGGTTTCCCTGTCAATGGGATGGAGTTGGATGATCCAGAGTTGGCTGCTCTTGGTACAGCGATCCTTGACGGAACTTTGATTGGTGATGATCTTTCTTCCTATTGTCAGAGCATCAGGATCGGTCGTGGCAGACCAGATCAGTTGCAGAACTTCAATGCTGGCAGTTGTGTAATTGAACTCAACAACAATGACCGCAGATTCGATCCCATCAACCAAGACTCTCCGTATTGGGACGCTGAGCAAGGTCGTTCTGGTGTGGTTCCTCGTCGCAAAGTGACGGTTCGTTCTGGCACAGATGATCTATTTGTTGGCTTGATTACAGATGTTGATGTGTCCTACTCACCAACCAAGAGTGGTGCGTCATACGATTTGAGCACCGTGCAGATTACGGCGGCAGACGACTTCGTGCTTCTCGCAAACACATTCACCGAGTCGGCAATCACTCCTACTGAGGAGTTGTCTGGTGCACGAGTTGAGTCAATTCTTGATTTGCCTGAGGTTGCGTATCCGCTGACAAGAAGTATTGACACAGGAATTGCAACTCTTGGTGGTGGTGCAACATTTGAGATTGCCGCCAATACGAATGTGCTCACCTATCTGCAACAAGTCGCTAGTTCAGAACAGGGGTACTTCTACATTGCCGCCAACGGCAATCTTGTTTTCACTGATCGTGTTGGTGCAACATTCGGTGGTGCGTCAGTTTTGTTTGCTGATGATGGAACTGAGGTTCCATACACGGCGCTTCAAGTTATCTATGGGCAAGAGTTTCTCTACAACAAAGTTGTTGCATCGATAACTGGTGGAACAGAGCAGATTGCAAACGATGTTGCATCACAAGCGGAGTACGGTATTTCGACATTGAGCCTTGATGAGTTGCTGCTGTCCACTGACGCAGCAGCATTGGAGTTGGCGCAGGATCTGCTTGCTTCGTACAGTCAGCCTCAGTATCGCTTTGATCGTTTGCGCACAGAGTTCATGACTTTGACTGGTGTTCAGCAGACCGCTTTGAGTGGTTTGGAACTTGGTGACATTGTGCAAGTCAAGCGCACCTACAACACGGGTACGCCAGCGTTTGTGGAACTGCAATTTAGTATTGAGGCAATCTCGCATTCGATCACTCCGTCTGGTCACAGTATTGAACTTGGTCTTGCCTATGTTGAACTGATCTATCCGTTCACTCTGGATGACGCTGTGCTTGGACGCTTGGACGAGAACAATGCCTTGTCTGAAGCAACCCCGTTGCTGCCGTTCTTCTTTGACATCAGCGAGTTTGACTCTGGGTTCTCTTTCCAGTGATCGGATAGAGTGGCAGCACTATGGCTGGATTAGGTGCTAAGAACTGGTCGTTTGAGGAGGAAGCGACATCAAGTGACATCAACGGGTATCTCGCTGATCAGGTGGTGATGCGATTCCCCAATGCTGCGACTAGGGATGCTGCCTTCGGTGGTGCAGGTGAACCTGTTCTTGCTGAAGGAATGATCTGCACACTCGACAGCACGAATGAAGTTCAGCGTTACGATGGTTCTTCTTGGGTGACTGTTGCGCCGTACACGCCACCATCTTCTGTAATTGGTGTCGCCTTGTCTGATGAAACAACAGCGATCACGACTGGTAATGCCAAGTGCACTATTCGTGCGCCATTCGCTATGACACTGACTGGAGTGCGAGCCAACCTAAACACTGCATCTACTTCTGGAACTCCGACAGTGGACATCAATGTGAACGGTTCGTCTGTTCTGTCCACGAAACTCACCATCGATGTGAATGAATTGACCTCGGTAACTGCTGCAACTCCGCCCGTGATCTCTTCTGCTTCTGTTGCTGACGATGACAACATCACATTCGACATTGATGTTGCTGGCACGGGGGCTAAAGGTCTAAAGGTCTGGATCTACGCCACACGGCTATGAGCATTATTCAGAACCTAATCAACTCGTACATTTTCGGGTCGTCATTCGCACCTGCAACATTCAACACCGAGTATCTAGTAATCGCTGGTGGTGGTGCTGGTGGCGAAGGTGGAGGTGGTGCAGGTGGATACCGTTCGTCTGTAACTGGCGAGACATCTGGTGGTGGCACATCAGCCGAGTCTCCACTGTCCGTGACTATTGGAACTGCCTATACGGTAACAGTGGGTGGTGGTGGATCATCAAGGGCAAACGGTTCCGACTCTGTATTCAGCACGATCACTTCAACTGGTGGCGGTAGAGGTGGAAACACATCAACACCTGCTGGCGCATCTGGTGGTTCTGGCGGTGGTGGTCGTCGTGACGGTGGCGGTGCAGGTGGCGCAGGAACAGCCAGCCAAGGTTACGCAGGAGGAACATCGCCAGTTACAGGTTGGGTCGGTGGTTCTGGCGGTGGTGGTGCAGGTGCGGTCGGGGCAAACGGTGTTGGCAACAATGTGCAGGCAAATGAGCGAGGCGGTGCTGGTGGCTCTGGTGTGAGTTCATCAATCACAGGAAGTGCGGTGACTCGTGGCGGCGGTGGTGGTGGTGGAAATCAGGGAACATCTTTTGTGGCAAGTGGTGGAACTGGTGGAGGAGGAAACGGCAACGGTGGTAGTTCTACTGGTGCGACGACCGGAACA